TATAAGAATCCGAAAAAGAAAAAGGAAACAATCACAGTTAAGGTTGGAACGCCTGAGAAGGTCCTGTACATCAATGAGCAAGTAAAAGACAAATCAGAAGCAGAGAGAGTGGCGAAATCCAGACTGAACGAAAAAAACAAGAATACGACAACTATCACCTTTAAACCTACAGTTTTTGACTACGGTTTGTTTTCTACATACAACATCGAAATTAGAAACTGCGGTATGTGCGATGGAAAGTATTTTGTGGATAGAGTGGACGTTAGCCTTGATAACGGAGGATTAACGCAGAGCGTAACTGCCAGAAAGATTATTCAGAGGGTATAAGCATGGATAATATAAGAATCGGAACTGTAGGCACAGTGAATTATCAGAATGCTACTGTATCTGTTGTATACGCGGATATGAACGACCTTGCAACAGCAGAACTTCCCTATTTCTCATTTACAGGGGAATATAAAATGCCGAAGGTTGGAGAACAGGTACTTGTCCTGCATTTATCTAATGGGGAATCCTTCGGGGTTGTTCTTGGTGGATTTTTCTCAGATGAAGATTTACCTAAAGAATCCGGAGAAGGTCTGTTCTATAAACAGCTAACTGATTCTATAGCTATCAAGGCTAAAGGAGATACCTTGGAAATTGCAGGAGTGAATATCAAGGAACTAGAGCAAAGGTTGACTGCATTGGAAGCTAAGGTTGCAAGCTTGGGAGGATAACCTATGATAGGACAGTTTGGTGAACTTACCTTTTACCATAGAGGGAAACAGACCAGAACATTTACCGATTTCAGAACATCCATAGGACTAAAGACAGAGGAACATCCGGTTGTCGGTTGGAAAGGCCGATTAGAAGTAACAGGCGAGGAACTGGACGAAGTAACGCTGCATATCGTTTTCTCTGTGGAACTTGGACTTAGACCGAGACAGCAGTATGAACTTCTCCGAAAGATTATGCGTGATAGACAGGCGCAATACCTTATTATCGGGAATCGTTCCGTAATGGATAGGCGATGTATCATCACAAACATCTCTTCTGAATGGGAAGAGATACATAAAGGCGGCGAGGTTGGAAGAATTGAAGTAGATGTAACCTTTAAGGAGTATCAATAATGGATTTCAGAATTGAGTCAAACGAACTTGAACAACTTGAAGAATCAACCATCAGACAGCTATCAACCTTGTATAAGACAAGACGAGGTAGCATTCCCATGCATAGAGATTTTGGCTTGCTATGGGATATTTTGGCAGAGCCTACTCCGATTTTTCAAAACAGGTTCACCGTTGAGGTTGTAACGCAAACGGAAAAGTACGTTCCGGGAGTAGCCGTGGACTATATAGATTATGTAGACCGTGGTGAAGAAGGAATTCAAGCTATTGTCCATGTGAAAAGGAGGTAAAATGGGGATTTTTGACAGTTATCCGAAGGTAGACTTTATCGAAGGAATAACAGCGGAAAAACTGGAAGCGGAAATGCTATCCGCTTTTCAAAGGAAGAGAAAAGAATTGACCGGAGTAGACGAAGTTATTCCACAATCTGATGACAGGAGAATTATTCTTGCTACCTGCGCCTATTACCTTTTCCATGCTTACGAGCAGATAGACTTTTCTGGAAAGATGGGATTGCTTAAATATTCTAAAGGTGCTTACCTAGACAATCTCGGAGCTTTCAAAGGCTTACTGAGATTAAAGGCGAAGAAAGCTATTTCAACGCTTAGATTCACTCTAAGCGGAGCGCAAGCAACAAGCTCTATAGTACCGAAAGGAACGAAAGTTTCAACGGAAGACGGTCTTACCTTTGAGACAATCAAGGAGTTAATCATCAGTAAAGGCGAAATCACTGGAGATGTGGATTCTGAATGCAGTATTCCGGGAATCATTGGGAATGGATATAAGGCAAGAACTATTACAAAGCCTGTAGACAACATTCCATTCGTTCAATCTGTGCAGAACATCACAGAAAGCTCCGGGGGTGTTGATTTAGAGTCTGACGAAGATTTCAGAGAAAGAATCTATCAATACCCTGATAGCTACACAAATGGCGGTACAAAGCGTTCTTACGAGTACTGGATAAAGAAAGCAAGCCAACACATCAAGGATGTTTATCTTGGAAAACGACCAAATTCTACGGAGATAGATGTAGTTTTGCTGTGGGATAACGAAACAGGACAATATAGCGATAACGACCTTGCAGAAGTAAAAGCTGCTATAGACTGGGATAAAATGCCTGTATTTACTGATACGCTTACCTTTAAAAAGCCGACAGCAAAAGACTATAGCATAGACCTTGACTATTACTTGTATGAGTCGGACAAGTACAGAGAGGCAGAGATTAAGAAGGCTGTTGAAGGTGCTGTAAATAACTACATTGCATGGCAAAGGTCCAAGCTTGGAAGAGACATTAACCAAAATGAGCTTGTCCGGCGGTGTATGGTTAGTGGTGCTAAGAGAGTAGTTGTTAGGAATCCGAACTTTACCACTGTTCAAGGAATCGAAATTGCAAATTGCACAGGAACAAGCGTGACATTCAAAGGATGGGAAGATGATTAAATTCTTAGAAGGAGAAATGATTGATTTGTTATCGAGTCCTTATAAAGAGGATGTTGATATACAAGCCTTGTCTTACGCCATGAAAGTAGGTTTTCAATATTTCCAGGGAATGTTAAAAAATATTTTCCTGCTATCGGAACTGGATTCTTTAGATGAATGGATTCTTGATTGTTTGGCAGTAGATTTCAGACTTCCGTACTATAACAGAGAATATGCCCTTGAAAAGAAACGCGGATTGGTAAAGCTTGCCTTTGACAGTAACTATCTAAGCGGAAGCTTGGAAGCCATTTCCAGACTTTCAGATACAATTTTCGGAGAGACAGAAGTAGAAAAGACCGGGAATGCTGAATTTTCCATAGCTATAGGCGGAGCGTTAAAAGCGAGTGAGCTTGAAGCTGTAGCTACCACCTTGGAGAATGTAAAAGCCTTTAGAGATACTCTGAAAAATGTAAATGTTACAAGAACGGCAATTTCAGAAGAGTTCATCGGAAGTGCTATTCAATCCTTTACTGAATTCACTGTATGCGCAGAATGGGGGAACTAATGGGATACTTTTCAGAATCAAAAATCACAAACAAAGGAAAAGAGTTAATCGAAAGAAGCCTTGCAAGTAAGAAGCCATTGCTTATTCAGTACGTTATCATCGCTGATAAGGAGATTTCAGGGAATATTGGCAAAGAAGTAGAAGCTTTAAATGCATCTACAGCTTACGATAAGCACAAGGCTCTTATATCGAGTGTAAGTAGCAGAAGTGAAGGTATTGTTTGCAGAGTTGATATTAATAATGAAAACAACAACGGAACGCCTTTAACAGAAAGCTATCGGATGAGGGTATTTCAACTTATGGCAATGGTTGAAGGAGACAGTAAGCCGACACTGCTTGCCTATGCTTATGCAAATGAGCCGGACTTTATGCCGAAATATGAACCCGGAAAACCTGTCAATGTAATCATGAATTGGTTCTTGAAGCTTAAAAACAGTGAACAGTTAGAAATCAAGATAGATAACAGTTCGGTTTATGCGCTTGCTTCTGATTTAGAATCTTTAAAAAGAGGATTGGAAGATGAAGAAATTGTTCTTTTGAGTGCGAATAAATGGACCGGTACAGTACCATATAACCAAACAGTCAATATATCAAGAGCAAGGACTACGGCAAACCTTGTCATGGGGAAAGCCTACACAAAAGACAATACCGTAGAAGAGATTGAAACATGGGACGAGATGGCATCGTTAATCACTAATGCGGAGGTCCAGAATGGTTCTGTCATCTTCTATTGTAAATCAGAGAAACCCAGTAAGGATTTTAGAGTAAAACTGAAAGGAGCGTTTTCATAATGAGTGAAGTATTTATACCGCTCGGCGGTGCAGGAGGAAAAAATAGAGGCGATGCAGTCCAGGTTGATGAAGATTATACCTATTTGAAAGCCGGAAATTCTGGAGTGGTAATGCCTTTACCTGCTGGCACTTATAAAGCTTTAAAACTAAAACTAGAAGGGGGAAACCTGTTTGCTTCATACGGCGATGGAAAGAATGCAGCTGTTTTTATGACAAAAGAATTTTTGAAAAAGGTCACGATAGACTATTTCGAAATTGCCAGTATCACAAATTTTAGATTGTCCATGTACGCTCATCGACAAGTCCGGCTTACATGGAAAAATCCTAGTATGGGCTTGTGGAGTGGTGTTCGTTTTGTATTTAAGTATGATAGCCTGCCTACTGATGAAAATGACGGCTTCATGTTCTATGATAGCGCCGACGTGCACTACGAAACGCCGAAACTGGAAGAGCGAGAACTCTTCGTAAGAGCGTACAACTACGTCACCGTAAAAGATGGTCGATGGTACGATGAAGGGAAAGTAAGTGCTCGAATCACCGTAAGCGGAATCAGCGGCTCTGTAACACTTTCCACAGGTGCAGGAGTTTGGACTGTGCCGGACAATGTATACAAGATAAGATATATCCTTGTCGGGCACGGGGGAAAGGGCGGGTCTGGAAACGGGTATGCTGTTCCCGGGGGAGGCGGTGGAGGAGGATATTTTAACTCCGGTTATATGAACGTAACACCCGGGCAGCGGTTTAATTGGATAATACCGTCTATTCCATATATTACTGATGGGATAGTACCGACTGAAGTCAGGAATTATGAATCCGGTGCGCGCCTTCCGCAGTATGACACGGTTTTTGGTAGCATCCGTGCAGATTATGGTTTCCCTCCTCCTGAGAGAAAATGTTATACAAGTAAATCTGCTAAGACCTTTAGCCAGTGGGCGAGCGGAGGTAACGGCGGAAGTGGTGGTGCAGCGTTTGGTGGGGCTCCCGGAACAAATGGTAATGACGGGTCTGGAGTAATGCCCAATAGTAATACTGGCAGGGGAAAAACGAGTGAAACCGTAAGCATCGACCTTTCCCCCGGCGTAGGACAGCACACCAGCACCACGGGTTTCAATGGCGTACTATACAGTAGTGGAGGTTTGTCTGGAGTACTAGCGCAAGCCAACGTTGGAGTAAACGGTGCGGACGGGCTTGGAAATGGGGGAGGGGGTGCAAATCACCCACAAAGTAAATATGAAGCAGGGTGCATCGGCGGTAAAGGCGGAACCGGATGTATCTATATCGCTTGGGGAAGCCTAATGAATGATGGCACTTAATAACTCATTGACTTCTTTTCATGAATACTCTATTTTTTAGAATTGAAAAGAGGAATTCATTGGAAAGAGGTAAAGTATGAATAATTCATCCATATCTGACTTTACGTGGGATGATTTTGAGAAGGAATTTTATACTCCGGAAGAGATAGAAGCGAGTAACCGAAGAGCAAAAAAAGATGGTCAAGCGTGACCGAAGAAGGATGAGGAAGCGGAGAAGAGAAAGAGCGGAAATATTTAAGCGTATTTCAAAGTAGCAGAATAATGTATTACAGTCCTTGAGAGGATGTTCCATAGCGGAGCGTCCTCTTTTTATATACACAAAAAAAGAGAGGAGAAAGAATGAAAAGAGATTTTGCTTTGATTAAGCCCAATTCTGAATCGGGTGAGCATGAGGTGATGACAATCACCATTTTTGACAATCCGACCGAAGCGGATATGGCTGCACGGGCGATTTACGGAGCGACCGCATACGCCAAAGAGTCCTCCATGTGGGATGTTAAGCTACCAACCATCGTAAAGGATGGCACTTTCTACAATCTCAAAATGACGGAACTTCGTGGCGAAAATGGCGATGCGCAGAACACCAGAGTAGGAGAGACTCCGGCTGAGAGAATCCTTACGCAATCAGAGCAGATTGCTGCACTTGAGCGGTCGAGAGAGGAGCTGCGAGAAGCAGTGGATAAGCTGACACTGAATAGTCTCGGCAGTTTGAATTTCGGATTGGAGGGATAATACGATGTACGAATGCTTACTTAGACTTGCAATGCATAAACAAATCGGAAAAAAGGAACTCGACATCTGTATCAAGCGTGGATGGATAACTGCCGAGCAACGAGATGAGATTCTACGGTTGGTAGCAGAACATGAGAAGGAAGAGGAAAAAGAGAAAGGGGAGAAAGGGAATGAATGATAGATTTTAACGCACTGTTTAGCCTGATGGACGTAAACACAGTTCTCACCTCGTTCTGTTGGATTACCGTAGCAATTTTCACGGTAGCACAGAAATACGCACCTAAAGGAAAAAAGCCATGGAGCATTATTCTTTCCTTCATTGGACGGGAGATAAATGCGGAAATCATTCAGTCGTGCGATGAATTGTCAAAGCGGATTGACGGAATTAGTGCAGAACTCTTCAAAACACAGGAGTCCATTACGGAAACAAAAGACACCATTAACAAGGTGCAGGATTTTGCGCTTGAAACACGAGCCATCGCTGCAAGGGTTCGGATTTTGCGTTTCGCTGATGAAATTATAGGGAAACAGGTTCACAGCAGAGAAAGCTATGTGCAAATATTTACGGATATAGACACGTACGATAAATTTTGCCGAAGCCATCTGGATTTCAAGAATCATAATACGGTGAGCGCAACAAGGCTTATCAATGATGCGTATGATGAGCGGTCAAGAAAAAATGATTTTTCACGGTAGAAAGAGAGGAAAAGAAAAATGGATTTTGGAATTACATCGGTAGTAGCAATCACAGTAATCAC